GCCAACAACGAACAGCCCCGAATCCGTAGTGGGCCGAGAACTCGGCCAACAAGACCCCGTAGTGGGCCGAGAACTCGGCCAACAAGTAAAGGAAACCCGCTACGCGCGCGAAACGGTAACGACTCCGACACTCGCAGTCGCCCACGACAACACACCCGTCGCGACACCCACCAAACAAGACAACCCCACACACACCCCAGTGCTGGGGGGCGTGGGGGCCACCGCCCCCACATCACCAACGCAACCCACAGACGACCTCCGCTGGGGCTGGAAAGACACCCTCGGTCGCGCCGAATGGGACGAATACGCCCCCCTCTACAAGCAGGTCTACGGACGCGAACTCCACCCCGAGGACACCATCTACTTCCCCGGCGCGGAGAACTACACCGAAGCCCTCACCAACCTCCAGAAACGAGCACACCAATGAACACACCCACCCGACGCACACGCCTCACCCGCGCCACCATCGCCACCTACCTCACCACCCTCCACGCACTCCTCCTCACCCTCACCCTCCTCACATGACCCACGGACACCACGACCCCACCTACCAACGCAACGCCCGCATCATCCGCAAACAAGTCACCACCGCACACCAACACGGACAACCCGTCCACTGCATCGGATGCGGACACCCCATCACCCCCGACCAGACCTACGACATCGGACACCGCATAGACCACGCACTCGGAGGCACCAACAACCTCGACAACCTCGGCCCACAACACAGACGCGAAAACCGAAAAGCAGGCGGACGCCTCGGACAACGACTCACCCACACCAACAACAGACGAACCAAAGGACTCCCCACATGGTGAACAACCACACCAATCTTTTGAACGAAACCACCACAACCCCCGGCGAGGCCGTATCAGGCGAGGTTTTGTCCGACCCTGACGTGTGGGTGCGTGTGCGTGATCGTGCGTTGCCGCCGCGTGTGGTTTCGCGTGTGGTGTCCACGGTGGAGTCGCGTGCGGAGTTCCTGGATGGGGCGCGCATGTTGCGGTTCCACGGGGATCGTGCGATGCGTGGCCGCTCACCCCAACCGCAACAGTTGCTTGTCGCGGATGTGCTCGCGGCGGGTGAACCGAGGAACGCGATCCTCCTGCCCCGCCGTTCGTCGAAGTCCACGACGTTGATCGCGGTCGCGTTGGGTCGGGCCAGGGCGCGGGAGGACTACCGGGTCGGCATCCTGACGATGACGACGGGTAAGGCGGGACGGTCCCGGTTCATGAAGGACGTGGTGCCCGCGGTTGAACGGTCCGGGCTGGACGACGGCACCTACAAGGTGGTGCGCGCGTCCGGTCAGGAGCGGGTCGAGTTCCACGAGTCCGGGGGTTCCGTCGCGTGGCTGTCCACGATGGACGACCTGCGTGGTGAAGCGTTCGACATGGTCATCCTCGACGAGGCGGGGGAACCCGACCCGCAGAAAGTGGAGGACACGCTCGCCGCCGCGCTCCCCACCCTGGACACGCGTGCGGGCGCGCAGATCGTGGTCGCGGGCACCGCGGGCAAGTACCGGCGCGGGAACCTGTTGTGGGACTGGCTGGAACTGGGACGCGCGGGACGCGCGGGGATCGTGGAGTACGCGATGCCCGACACCGTCCAGGACGAGGACTTGGACTCGTGGGACACCGTGGAACCCCTCATCGTCGCCGCGCACCCCGGCATCGGCACCCTCACCACCCTCGACGCGGTGCGCGGGAACTACGAAACCCTCCCCCGGCGTGTGTTCGCCGCGGAGTACGGTGGCCTGTTCGGTGACGAGGGCGGCACCGTCACCCTGTTCGACCCGTTGAAGTGGGCGCGCACCGGCACGGACGACACCCTCCCCGCACCCCCCGAACGGTTCGCGCTCGCGTTCGCGCCCCACCCCGACCAGTTGTGCGTGTCAATCGTCGCCGCGTGGCGTGACGACGACGGGCGTGCCGTGCTCGTCCAACTCGACCACCTCGACGGGATCGACAAAGCCGCACCCGCCCTCCTCCGCTACGCCCGCAAATACCGTGTGCCCGTCACCTACGACGCCGGGTCGCAGGTCGGTTCCCTCATCGTCGAGAAACTGACCCGATCCAACCCGCGCCCCCGCCTCGACCCGCGCGTGTTCGCGGACGTGAAACGCGCCGCGTCCCTCCTCGTGGACGAGGTCGAACGGGAGAACATCCGCCACTACCGGGAACAGGTCATCCTCACCGAAGGCATCCACCGCACCGTGAAACGGAAAGCCGGTGACCGGGGGTGGCTCCTCGGACGCGACCCGAAGAAGCCGAACGATGACATCACCGCCGTGGAAGCGTCCGCCCTCGCGCTCCTCGCGTTCGACACCTCGAAACCCAAGGTCCGTGCACGGGGGATGGTGGCCGCATGATCCGGGTGGACTGCACACAGAACGGGTGCGTCGTCGTGTGCGACGAATGCCCCCACTGGTTCGCGTTCCGGTTCGACCGTGACGAATCGTGGAAAGCGGCCCGCGACCACGAACAACGCGTGCACCCCGGAGCGCACCAAGCCGCGACCGTCCTCGACATGCGACGACGCCGACGACGCGTCGCGTGACACGCCGGGTCCGGGCCGGTTTTCGGATGTGGAAACTCGGCCCGACCCTGGCCCCGTGGGATTCCTGGACATGCTCACACGGCACGCCAAAACGACGGCGTTCCTCAACGCGCCCGGAACCACCCTCACCGCAATGCAGATGGTCTCCCCCAACCAGACCTCAACACTCCCCCTCGTCACCTACTCCGAGTTCTTCGCGGGTGAAATCGCGGAAGTCACCCGCCTCGGGGCGATGCAGATTCCCCCGTTCAAACGAGGCCGCGACATCCTCGTCGGCGTCATCGCGTCCATGAACCTCCGTGAGTTCGCCGGAGACCGTGAGACCACCCCCGCCTGGTTGCGGAACACCCGCTCCGGCGTGTCCCCCTGGCACCGCATGGCCGCGACCGTGGACGACCTGATCTTCTATGACTGGTCCCTGTGGGCCGTGGAACGCGGCGCGTCCGGGCAGATCACCGACGCCATTCACATCCCCTACGACCAGTGGGCCGTGGACGACGCGGGACGCGTCACCGTGAACGGTCGCGTCGTGTCCGCGGAGGAAGTCATCCTCATCCCCGGCAACGGGTCCGGTGGTGTCCTCATGACCGGCGCGTCCACCATCAAGGGCTACCGGGCGTTGGAACGCTCCTGGATCGGTCGCGCCCAAAACCCCATCCCCCTCGTCGAACTCCACCAGACCACCGACGACCAGTTGACGGACGGTGACGCGGACGACGAGGAAGGCGAAATCGCGCGCCTCGTCAGCGAGTGGTCCGCCGCCCGCACCTCCCCCACCGGCGCGGTCGGGTACACCCCCCACAACATTGAGGTCCGCGTTCACGGGACCGTCGAAACCGACCTGTTCGTGGAAGGACGCAACGCCGCCGTCCTCGACGTGGCCCGCCTGCTGAACATGCCCGCGTCCCTCCTCGACGGGTCCATGTCCACTGCGTCCCTCACCTACGTCACCACCGAAGGGAAACGGTCCGAGTTCGCGGCCCTCACCCTCCCCGGCTGGATCGCCCCCATCGAAGCCCGACTGTCCATGGACGACGTAAGCCCCCGCGGGCACGTCATCCGTTTCGACCAGTCCAGCCTCGTCGAACCCGAACCCAACCCGATCAACGAACCTCGGGAGGACTGAACCATGACCGACGCCCTGTTCGCGGTGGACGCCAACGCGCGCCGCATCCGCGGACTCCTCATCCCGTACGGGGAACTGTCCGCCCCGAACATCTCCGGCACCGACCCGGTCATGTTCAGTCAGGGCACCGTGGAACTCCCCGCAGACCCGAGCATTGTCACCCTCAACGAGGGGCACGACCAGTTGGAGCCCCGCGGTCGCGCCGTCGAACTGACCGACACCCCGGAGGGTGTCGTCGCTGAGTTCGAGGTCGCACGCACCCCCGAGGGGGACGCGCTCCTCGCCCGCGCGCAGGAGACGCCACGGCCCCGTCTGAGCGCCGAACTCCGCGGCCTGGTACGTCGAGGCCAGGACGCCGTCTCAGCGGCCCTGAGAGGCGCCGCGGTCG